AATACGACGAGGATCAATGTATCTAAGTTCTTTAATACCATCGGTTGGTTTTTCAATATCAACAATAATATGGTAGTACATGCGACCATCGACATACCATTTCTTGAAAATATCGTGAGCCTTTTTATTGAAATCTAATTGTCTTAGTATTTCTGCAAAGGCTTCACGAATATCATTTTTAATTTTATTTGTTTGGTCTACTTTTTCTACATTGATTTCAAGTATGTCACCATCATCACTAACTACAATGGCTTCGTTAACAATATCTTGAATTGCTGCGTCACATTCAGCAGTGACAGACATATCACGATATCTTGTGATTAACTGACCTTCGTCTTTTGTCTTACCGTCAAAATCAAAGTAAGTACCGTAAGTACCACCTGGTGCAATCTCAATAGCACCATCATCTATTTTTGGTGGAGCAAAAGATGGTTGTGTTTCTTTTGCGTCGTCTCGTGTTATGGTAAAACCGAATAGCTGCATTGTATAAATCCTATGTGAAATCTATTATATATTTATAACACGCAAAAAAAGAGGGACCGAAGTCCCTCTTTTGATTTCAAACATTATTAATATTAAGCTGCTTGAGTGCTTTGGTTTACTACCCAGTAATCCATTGCAAAGTTAACAGCGAAGGTCTGAATTTCGTCAGCACTCCAGTCCATATCCATTGCAGCAATATCCTGTGGTACAAGTCCTCTTACTTCATATTCACGGATAAGATTACCAGTTTTACCGAAGTGTCTAACTGTTCCTGTACCCTTATATGAAGATGTTGTTACTCTTGCACCGTCACGAACATTACCCTCGAAGCTGTTCAAAGCTTCTGACCATCTTTCGAATCCGTCACGAATTCTATAGTCTTCATCATTGATAACAGTTACAGGCCAGTCTGCAAATGTACGGTTACCAGCAAACTTCAGCGCACGACCAAAATATGTCTGTTCTACAATATTCAAGGTAGAAGCAGGAATTTGTGACGCTCTGCACATGAAGTTAAAATCCGGTAATGCACCACCAGGCCAAGTTACGATTACCTCAAATAGCGCTGGTCTTGCACCACCAAATTCTAATGCGCTATAAAAGTCGTTAATGTTAAATGCCATTGTTTGTCTCCTTTTTTATTCTATAACTTTATTTATTCGATTTATCCGAAATTACCAACTACTTCTTCAAAATCAACGCCTGTTCTTACAGCGATAAAGTTAAGTTGAATAAAGTTGATTGAACGTGCAGGTTTAATGTAGATATCACCAACAAATTCGTTGCGATCAATAACTTCTGGTGTATTATTTGTTTCATCACAAACTACACGGAAGTCAAAGATACCTCTACGACCTTGCACATCACGTAGGAATGGTTCTACTAAGTTACGGAACTGAGCTCTTGTGAACGCATCGTTAAACTCAAACAGTGTGAATTTTGCAGCAGTCGCAATTGCTTTTTCAAGAACAATGAACAATCTACGAACATTGATTCTATCAAATGCACTTGGACGAGATAACATTGTTTTATCACCAAATAGAATTGTACCTTCGCCTGGGAATGATACAATTGGGTTTACGCCTGCTTTATAAAGTTCGTCTCTTTGAGCTTTAGGTGGATTATATGCAAGCTTCACAACATTTTTAATTGAACCTCTATTCAGACCAGCAGGAGAATACCATGGGTCGCGAATGTTGTCCGTTCTAGCCATTGTTCCTGCTAAATCACCATTCAAAGGAATGTATCTAAATGTATCGTTGTATTTGTCGTACTGATATTTCCAACCAGAATCCATGATACCATATGAAGACGAAAGAATAAGATCATTATTTCTGTAGGCAACAATGTCTTCTGCTTCTGCACCAGCAAATAAGTTATTATTCACTACATCACCATATTCTGGTGAAAGAACAACCACACAATCTTTTCTTTTTTCTGCAATATTCTGAATCATATGTTTTACGACAACGCTTGATCCAGTACCACCAGCAGTGGTCGTAGAAGGTGCTCCAGAAATTAGAATAGAAACATCAATTTGCTCAGGATCAGAATATAAATCATAAGCATTGATATAATTTGCGGCTGTCATATCTTCACCATTTGTTCCATTTGTCATAGAATAAGATGAAGTAGCAGTTGACTCGTCACTCACGACGAATGATTTTGAAGATAATTCATTCACTGTAGAACTACTAAATCCAAATGCAGTTTCGTGCTCACCCCACCAGATCCATGGCGATTGATTATTTATTACTGTCTTATAATAATTTGTTGCACCATTTTCGAGTTTGGCGTCAGAAGCCTTTGATACAAAAGAATATCTTTCGATAACAGTATTTTTAGTTCCTGAGATAAAACCATCTTCATCAATAACAGCAACATGCATTTCATCATTTGCTCCACCTTGTGTTTCTGCAAAATTTGAAGTGCCTGGAGCACCATCGAAGAAATTATAATATTCCCAACGACGTTTCAAAGTACTATCTGTTGTTGTTACATTTGCTGTACCACCAAGATTGAATTCGGTTGGTGCCTCTTCTAATGTTAAAATCGAAGTATCAGAAGTTGAAGTAAGACTGACTACCTTTACATCAATATTAACGGTAGAATTAGCTAAATATAAAAGATCTCCAGGGCTTATGATGCCGGCAACATTACCTCCAGTGGCTGTAACAGATACGCTATCTGGTTCAAATTCGAACTGTCTAACTGGAGTAGATTCATATGTATTCGTGCTTTGACATACAGCAACTTTTAGCGAGTTACCTAGTTCACCAGGATATTTTGCTACCCAATTTACGGTATTGCTTTCGTTTGTACCAACAGTTCTGGCTGTAACACCAGAAGTTTCGTACAAATCTTCATATACATCTTCGTTAGGAATATAAGCATCAACGCCAGACTTTGATGTAGCATTGTTCGCTGTATTATTTGCGCGTGTCACATACAACTGGTTTGAATATGAAAGAAAGTTAGCAGCAGTAAACCACTGCTCGTAGGTATTGTTATCTGGTTTACCAAAATTCGCAGCAAGAACATCTTCGTTATTCACGAGAACTCTTTTGGATACAGGACCCCAGTTAAATCTACCCGCGATAACACCAATAGATGTTGACACGGCAGGTACGATAGTAGTGAGATCGATTTCACTTACATTAACGCCTGGTGATACTTGAAACGGCATAGTATGTCTCCTTATGTATTTACTATAATTGTGGAGTTATTTTTATTGTATTATTTATAAAAAATGCGTTTTCACCATCGAATATCATCATGGTTGTAAAAAAGCGGATGATCGAATGGTTCTGCGCCTAAATCGGCTTCATCCTGTCCGTCATCTATAATACCAAATGGAAGTAAATCATAAGTCGCATCATGCTCATTTTTTTCATTAAGCAATTTCTGCCTAAAGTTTGTGTTCGTTAACTCCTTGAAAAATGGTTGGTTAGTAGCCCAAGCTAAAAGTACAGTACACATAACCAAATCATCATGTGCGCCTTCTTCAGCCGCATAGGTGTTGTTTTTCAGTATGAATGTAGAGAATTCTCTTATTAGGTCAAAATCATTTAATAAGAGCTTGTCGTTTTCGATCATGGTGCGAACATTCGCACAACCAATTCTTTTAACGGACTGTGTTGTTCTTACACCAAGAGAAGATGTGCCCTGACCGAACCCACTATTTATAACTTGTCCACGACTGCCACCATGTTTAGTATGTATAATATTCTCGTATTCAAGCTCGTAATGAAGAATGTCAGCAATCTGTTGTCCGTTGTCGTTAATTTCTATAAGAGTATAACAATGATTGTATCTTTTCACAACATCGTAAATAATTTCAGGATACAATAGTGGATCTACTGTATTATCTGAATATACTGCGACTACTTCATATGGATATGTTGTTAAGTCAAAAACAATGAACGCAGAAGCATCAATCCCAACACCTCTAGCAGTGTCAACAGTACAAAAATAATGATGATCCGGATGAGGTTCTTTGTAGACATTTAACGTACCTTCTAAACGTGTGTGCCTCGGTCTTATCCATGCCAACCTCGAAAGAGTAGAAGCCGACAGTAAAGTATGTTGCGAACCAATAAACTCAGCTTCAAATTCTTGACGAAACTGTTCCTCGCTTGTGTTCGCAATTGTCTTTTGTTTCCATTCCTCGTCTCGCCCCGGAACATCTGACCAGTGAACAGCAAAATTTACATATTCGTTATTATTTTCTACACTGTTTGTCCATAGTTTATAGAATAAATCAAAACCATTTGGTGTAGATGTGATAACAACCTTAGTGTTTTTACCAGAGATGATTGTTGGATACACAGAGGTAAAGAACTCGTCCTGAACATTTCTTGGTACGAATGCGAATTCATCAAGATACAAAAAGTTAATCGAGAAACCACGAATGGCTGATGATGATGTTGACGCAGCAATCACTTGGCTGCCGTTCTCAAGTTCTATAGTCGTCTTTGACCAGTTAAAGATGCCTTGTTGTAACCACGAAGGTAAATTTTCATAGGCTCTTTGGACACGACTCAGAATTTCTCTTGCGGTGGTCAGTTTGTTTGCCAGAATGCCGACAGTGTATTGTTCGTTGAAAAGAATGTGCCAAAGAATGACTGCGGCTGATGTAGTGGTCTTACCCGCCTGCCGTGGTGTCTTAATGATAGTAAAACGA